CTTACATTAAATTTTAATTTTATGCCCGTTTTTCTGTCCATAATAAATAAGTGAACTACCTATACCTTAGTATGTTCATATACCTAGTTACCAACACGATAAACGGCAAAGCCTACATTGGAAAAACCTCGAAAACCGTCAAGGGACGGTGGGAAACCCACCTTCAGAACGCAAAGATGGGGTTGCCCTACCATCTATACCGAGCTATTCGAAAGTATGGGGTTGACGCTTTTCATGTACAGACTATCGCAGAATGTAATAACTCAGAACAGTTGAGCGAGTTGGAGAAGATGTGGATTTTGTTACTAGGTACTCACAGCACCAAATATGGGTACAATATGACCTATGGAGGTGAGGGGGTTACCGGAACTGAGGAGGTGCGTGAAAAAATTAGACAAAAGGCCATGGGTCGGATTCCGTCTAAAAAACAGAGAGCAGTTGCGTCAGCCCTCTTCAAGGGTAAGCCAAAGCCTATAATTCAGCGGAAGAAAATGGCTGCTTGGTGGGATGAGACCACACCTATAGGCCAAGCTAGACGTAGTAAACAGGCGTTGGTAGCCCGTCGCGTCAATGACATTGAAAACAAGAAACTGAAGGACTACCTATGCCCTGACTGCGGGAATGAGTTTGAGCAAGTTACCAAAGGCGTATACGGTGGGCACCGTAAGGCGTGCCTACACTGGAAGAGAATGTCTGAGATTGTCGAAGAAGAAATTGGGCTGACCCTAGACGAGGTACTAGACTCCTAGCGAAGTTTTTTCTTTATCGAGTTCCCGCAAAGCTTGGTATCTACTACTGTGAGGGCGAAAGCCCAGCTTTACGTCTAGTCTAGTCAAAAGGAAATATATGAATCAGCCATCCGATGTGTTCTACACGGTCGTCTACGAGGACAACTCTATCAAGAAGCCACACCGCCGCCAGAAGTTCACTGGCTATGTAACCACAAAAGACATGAGGGCACTTTTTGGTGCCCCTTCACCCCAGTTGTTCAGGAATTGGGATGAGGCCAAGGAGCTACTGGACATTGCCAACCGGGACTTGGGAGTAAAGGGAGTAAATCCGACGTTCTCCGTCTTCATCATGACCTTCCGGCTCACCGAGCTGGGTGGTCGGTGACGCGGGGGAGAACCGCATCCGGGATGCACGCCGCGTAGGCTATCAAGGATTTGGTGAAGTCGAGTTTCCGTTCGCAGTTGAGCGACGTTCACCGTGATGCATATGAAGACCCTGACTGTGAGTCGGCTGAGGGCTCTTATGAGAAAGACATTCTGGACGACTAAGGAGAAACAAACATTATGGGTTTTTGGAAAGACACGCTCAGGGACAGCCTTCGTCCCGTATCACTTCTCTTCTCAGCACTTGGTATCCTCTTGCCGTACTACCTCCTCGTATTTATCGCACCCCAGCACTGTGTGAGGATTGCTGTCGGGGTTCTCATCGCTAACCTTGTGGGCTATGCCGAAGGCCGGAGCAGAAACGATAGGAAGAAGTCGGAGAAGGCAGTATGTTCCCGGTTCCACAGGGAAGATGACGATGATACCTATGACGATAACTGCCCTTGCTGTCACGACCGTCCCAGCGTATAAGGCAAAAGAAAACGCCCCGATACTCTCGGGGCGTTCCTGTTTCTGTTGTACAGAGGGTTAGTTGTCGTCGGAGCCGAAAAGTGCCTGACCGATGTCGAACTTAGGGGCACCAACGGTCGGGCCACCAGCGGTACGAATCTTCTTCAGGATGGGAGCGGAAGCAGCCTTGGGAAGTTTAAGCTCGTTGGTCGAGTCCTGCTTCACACGCTTGGCACCCTGCTCTTCGGGGGTGATGTCCTCGATGGTCTCTGCCCACAGGTCGCCCGAGTGGTCGTTCTCATTGTCGCGGCCTTCACCGGTGGCTTCGTCGGACTCAAAGTGGTTGGCAGCTTCCCCGGTTGAGGACGGAACAATGTCGAACCCGTCAACACCGGCAGCTTCCTTCAGACCAGCGATGAGAGAGGCAAGCGGATCACCGTCAGAGCCCTGCAAGGAGAACATGTCGTGCATGTCGCCCATGCCGTCGTCGTCCATCGAGGCTCCAAGGTTGCCAGAGGGAGCGAAGAAATCGTCCTCACCAGCAGCAGACTTCTCTTCACCCTCGTTCGCCAAGGAAGCGGCCTTCTCTTCCATCGCGTCGGCGTCGAATACCTTGGAGAAGTCGAGTTCGTCACCCTCTGGGTCACCTTCCACTACTTCGCCGTCGAGACCTTCGATTTCGCCTTCGCCTTCGCCTTCCATACCACCAAGTGCCTCTTCCTCACCCTCAAGTTTGGCGAGGTCAAGTTCCTCATCCCCCTCTTCAAGGATTTCACTTTCGATAGCCTTGATAGCAGCCTGAGCTTCGTCAATCTTCTCTTCGAGAACCTGCTTCTTCTCGTCGGTCAGAATTTCTGTTGCTTCACCCTCTGGGTCGCCGGGAACTTCTTCGGGAAACTCAGCCGGAGCTTCGATTTCACCTTCGACAGGTGCAGCAGCTTCCTCTACAGGAGCGGCCTCTGCGGGAGCAGCGGTCTCTTCAGCAGGAGGGAACTCGCCGTCAGCCTTCTTGGTGGAAGCCTTCTTGCCCTTGCAGTCGGCGTTGGTGCAGCCCTTGCAATCCTTGCCTTCGCAAGCGGTCTTCTTGGCAGCAGCCTTCTCGGTCTTGCCATCGGACAAATTCTGGGTCTGACCCGGCTTCTCGCCAGCGTCGGGACGCTCAGCAGCCTTGGATGCGTCAATCTCCTTCGGCTCAGAGCCGTCGCGACCGTCATCATAGGTGCCTTCCTGAGGTCCGTTTTCTTTACGGTCGTCAGCCTTCTTGACGTTGGCGTTCTTCGCATCACCACTGAGTTCCGAGGACACAGCCGACTTCTCGGACTTGAGAACGGACGGGTCTTCGAGCAAGTCGTTCAACTCGACCTTGTGGACTTCCTTGAAAGTCTCAGCAAGCTTCTGATAGTGCGCGTTGATAGCGGTCTGACGGAGCATAGCCTTGATGGCTTTTGTGCTGTTGCCCGAAAGAAGAGAAGCCGCGAGAGACTTCTGTACAGAAGTCGGTGCCGTGGGAAGCATAGTCTTGGCGATAGCCCAAGCTGAAGCTACACGGGTCTTTGCTTCCTTCGAAATTGCCTCCCGCTTGTTCTTAACCTCAGCCAGCTTTTCCTTCAGCGAGAGGTTGTTCGTATTTGCCATGTGAGTATCGCCTTTCTTCAAGTGAGAGGAGTCAGCAGCAGACCCCTTCTTATCAGAAGTTTCATAGTTGTTTTTTTGTTTGGTTTGTGCATTTTTGTTGCTTGCCACAGGTGCTTCGAGTGGTTCAGCCGGTGGAGCATCCATCGCCGCGTCGGGCATTGGCTCCAAAGCTGTATCACCTTCTGGCGTGGCAACAGATGCATCCGCTGCCGGAACTTCGGGGGTGGGGGGTACTTCCGGCAAGGCCGGTGCCTCGGGAGCCATCGGAGCAGCGGGAGCCGCGAGGGCATCAGGAGCCATAGGCATGTCGGGGGACATCATGTCCATACCCGCATCATCACCATCGGCGATAGTTGCAAACTGTGAGTCGAGAGCGTTTAGCTCAGTCTGTACATCATCAGACCAACCCGAACCTTTGAACTTCTCCCACTCGGAGATAAGCTGTACCCGTTCACGCATAGCGCGAATCTCGGTTTCGAGTTCCTCACGTTTATCGGTGAGCAAGCTGAACTGCTCCATACCCTCGCCCTGAGGCATAGAGGCATCAAGGTCAGCGAATTCGTTATCGAGCATGTCCAGTTCAGCGAACTTAGCCTTGACGTTCGCGATAACCTTGAGAATTGATTGTGTTGCTTCTTTGTTTGCCATTAGCGTATGCTTCTCCCACGAAGGTCATCTTCTTGCATTAAAACCTCGCCTAAATTAGGTGTCCGATATTCACTATCTTCTGACGCTGCTTTCGTAATCCCATCCAAACTGCTTGATTTGCGGGTGTAGGGAGTCTTAGGGCCGACCCATTCATCAGAAACGATTGACCGCTTAACTGCTCCGGGGAAGGCCGGGGTACCTACCCACGAGGCTTCCACGAACTTGACTCCACCGTTGGGCAAAGTGTGATGACCACAGAGTTCACCTACACGACGAGAGATGCCGTCATCATCTAATAGAAATTGGCCCTTCTGGAAGTTTAAATGAACACAATAAGAACTCTGATCGGTTACATGGGCTCCGCAAAAGGAGCAGATAACAAGGTCAGTCACGCAGCCCATCGACAGGTAACGAACTTCACCATTGCGAATGTCATTGATGAGCTTCTCGTGAGCAAGGTCGGTAGCAACAAGAATGTCGCAGAAGTAAACCCAATCTTCAGCTTCTGGGCCAAGATGAATCTTGCGGAGCACCGAGTCAAGAATATGGCCTTTCGCATACTTCGAATTTTGGAAGTGTTCAACGAAGTTGAAGGCACCAACGAAGGAGCGGTGCGACAGGCGCAAAACCGGGTTGGACCAACCGTCGTCGTTGTTGTTGAAAAGATGAGAGGAGGAGGGGCGCACCAAATAGTCGAAAGGTGGTGCCTCTGTGGCTAAACTGCTCATAATTGTGCAGTGAGACAAAAGGTATTTACTTTGATCCGCTGCGATTTTATTGAAGGCGGCGGTTTTCTGCCCAAACGTACGGGTGCCATACAGCTTGCTCCAATCCTGTGTACTCAGGATAGGTTCTTTAAGTTCCGCGTTGGCTATCTTCTCGAATGACATACTACTTAGAGGATACGTAGTTCACTTTCTTTGGGTTCTCACATCGCAAAAAAGCATCCGCAATCGACACACTCAACCAAGCTGCCATCTTCTGCGTCCGAATTTTCAAACTTTTTTACGTTCTGGCTGGAGCACGCCGGACACACTTGGTTGACCCCATCCTCAGTAAGCGGGACAAAGCCCGTTGTGGAAGGAAACGAAGTAGCCGTGCTCCCTTTGATTTTCAAAGTATCCATGAACCACTTATCGAACTTGCTGCGGGGGGTGTACTTCTTGGGATTCGAAGGTGAGGGAGTTACCGGCTCATCTTCCTCTTCTCCAAACTCGGGAACCCCTGCCGCTTCTAGCAGTTCGTCACCCGGCTCGATATGGTCGGCCAAGTCCTGTAGCTCCATGAGTTCACCTTGGCTGATAGATTCAGCTTGAAGCTGACTTCTCAGGTACTCCAGACGGTCTTGAATCGAGGGTGTGGTGGTTCCTCCCAGCGGCTTACCATAGAGAGTACCCATAGACCCCCCTTCATCATCGTCCTCATCATCATCCTCATAGTCCCACTGGATAGCGGTCTTGTCAGTAGCAAGAACCGTGTTCAGAAGCTGTTGCTCAGCCGTGGGCGGAGCTTGTATCTGTTGCTGGGGTACTGGCGTGGGCGGGGCTTGTATCTGTTGCTGGGGTACTGGCGTAGGAACGTCAGCAATGCCTTCCTTGACTTCATCCTTCGCACCCTCGTCAAGGTGACGGCGCATGTCGTTACGGGGCGGGAGACTCTTCGGGCTGGTCTTTTGCTCGATGTCGGCGGTGCGTACAAAGTAGTCTGGGTTGACTGCACCATTGACACGACGTGCGATGTCCTTAACATCTACCTGCGACCCCTTCTTGTGACCTACAATAAGTGTGATACCTTCGCTGGCTCCGAGAGATGAGAGCTTCTGTGTGGCTCTATGAATAGTGTATCCAGCCATCTCCAACGCTTCAGCCGATGCCTTCACAACGGTGCTTATGGAAGGAGCGAACTCCTTGTCCACTGCACAAGAGAGGCGGAGCTTGACGGATGAAGTTGTCATCTGACGCAACTGTTCGAGAGGGTCAGGTACCATACCCGGCTGCATCGGTTGTTGCACAGGCTGACCCGGAGGCGTAGGTTGACCCGGCTGCTGTTGCTGTTGACCCGTCTGTGTCTCCATACCGGTCTGCTGCTGACCCTGAGGTAGCTGGGGCAGCGTGCCGGGGGGTGGTTGTAGGTCTTTCTGTGCAGGAGCAATGGTAGTGGACTCAGCAGACTGCGAACGCTGCTCTGGGGTCATGTGTGCGACACCCGGAGTTGCGTTGGGATTGGTAACCGGGGGGGTTACACCATAGGGTGTGCTGGTGCCATAGGACTGGGTAACGGCTATCTTACCTCCCACTCGGCTCACAGCGAAGTCCTCATCGCCTTCCTTGAAGAAGGTAGCGTCTTCTATCTCATTCTCTACGGGCTGCACCAACTCATGAACGGGAGACGCAGTGTGGATGCCACAGTCACCGGCCCGAGGGTCTTTCCTCTTCTTAGCATCGTAGGATGCATATACAAAATTATTGGGGATTCCAATCATGGATGAGGCTGGGATTGTAGGAGAATCCAAAGCACCCTGCTCCTGCTCTGTACCCTTCCCCATCATCTTGCCGTTCTGCGTGGTAAAGTCTGGGTCGGAGTGGTGCTGATGAGTCGCGTAATCTTCATCTGCGATTTGCTCAAGTAGAGCGTCAAGGGCGGTCTTGCTTGAGGCAAGGCGAATACCCAGCTTACTAGCTGACTCAATAATCTGCTTGTACTTGTGGTCGCCAAGAAAGTCAGGCTCGTTCAGCTTCTTGCGTACTATCTCTTTGAATTGGGGACGTTCCTTCCACTCATTGAACACACCACCGTTAGAAGGCGTAACGATGCTGAAGCCTTCCCTATTCGGGTTGCCTTCAGGGTCGGTAACTTTGAACGCCTTCCCGTACAACAAGTCGAAGTCGAGGGGAGTACGTGCGTCTTTTTGGAGAAGGGGATTCTTGGGCTTCACTTTATATGTCCTTCACTAGAGGAATAGGTAGTTGGTGTTTCCTCTTTGTTTCTTGCATCTTCGCCATTACATCAGGGCTAGAGGCCGGAGAGTTGCCGCCATAACGTAGCTGGTTAGTCTTGATACGTTTCTTCTCTATGTCGGGGCGACATGATGGGCTTAAGCCGCCAAATCGCTCTAGTATGGTCGCATTCTTCTTAGCTTGTAGTGTCAAATTGAGAATTGGGTTGGTTACCCCATACTTAGCCAGCATGGTGGTTTCTGCTTTTTGTTTTAACTCTGGGTCGGCGAAAGTACGTCTGTTTCTCCAGTGTGCCGAGCATTCGTAGAAGGTCTTTGAACAGCACGGCTTCTCATTATTTCCCAACAAGAACAGAGCTTGAGCACCACAACCATAGCCACAAGCTGCTTCCTTTTCAATCATCTTTACCTTCATGCTCTTCTTATGCTTACTGTAGGCTGAGCATGAACCTTGATGGTGTGAACAACAAGGGGTTTCCTTCTTACCTACAAGGAATTTGGCGGGGTTGAAGCAGCCGTACTCACACAGCAGCCTATCATCAGGAGAAATTGGGTGTACACGGGTCTTTGCCCCCTTGCGCCTACCCGTGTTACCTTTTTCTTTGGCTATACGTCCCGCACGACCGGGGTCAGAGAGTCCCTTATCATTGATGTATTTGAAACCTCCCTGACCCCCCTCATGGAGGTTGTAGCATAGTTGGTCTTGACAGGCCGATTGGAGGAGTTCTACCTCTTTAGCATATGCCTCGGATGCAAGGGAGAATTGGGTTATAACTTCTTTGGTAAAGTTATGGCGACCGTACTTCTTAACAGCGCGTTTGATGACAATACCAGAGCCAAGATAATCATCGTTGGGATTATTAGTCTCGTGAACCCCAAGGTAATACCGAGAGTTGAGAAGGTTGGTAATTTTGTAGACCGTAAAAACACTCATGCGACTCTCCAAGTATCAGTTACTTCTAACTAATACCCAGAAAGTCGCAAAGTTGATTCCACTATCAATAAATGGCTGATACCAGAATCAAATAACAGTAACTAGATTGAATACAGCAGGCTACGCCCGGTTGTATCTGATGTATTTAGGCCCGAATCAATAAATTCTCCGTAAACCGAACCTGCCACGTCAAAGATGTCTGTGACAAGGATGTTGCAGTTCTCCGTCACCGCCGCCGTCTCAATAGCGTAACCGGTTTGATAGCTCGACATCCAACATCCCTCAAATATCGTAGCTACGGCAAACAGGCCGGGGTTGCCAGTATTGTTCAAGCCGCCCTCGTTAGGAATGTCAGCAGTAATAGCCTGACCTACGTTAGGGTCTTCAGAGGCAAGCTGCGAGAAGACGATTTCCGTCTTGATGTCGAATGGCCACTTGTGATGACGGAGTGAGCGAACAGCACCAGATACCCCAGCCTTGTATCCGAGAACCTGCTGAAGGTTGGCGAGATACAGACAGGTACGGGTGATGGTCAAGCTCATAGGCTCGGTCACACCGGGCACGAGTTCGGCAACTTGGTCACCATACCCTAGACCACGGATAGTCTCGATATTCTTTGATTCCGAAATATCGAACGACGAAGTGACGCCAAGCTTCACGAACTTACCTACGTCTACAACGTCGGTGAAGATTTTAAATCGGGATGAAATCACCGATTCCGTTTGCGCTGTCGTTCCTTGCTGGTACACATACCCACCCTGTGCCATGTTTTTATCTCCTTAACCTTGTACTGCTTGCTCATATAAGGCAGCGGGTAGTTGCTTTTGTAAAAATAACCGTCTCCGCGCCCATCCATCTTTAATTGCTTGCCTATGTGTTCCGAATTATGTACACGCCGCAATCAAACCAAACCATACTTACTCTTCTTCATCTTCCCCTGCAACATTGAGCCCAAAGAGCAGGGAGGAACTCTTGGACGAATGAGGCTTGGTGCTGAAGAGAATACGCCCACACTCGGAACATTCATCGTTGCCTTTAACTGACTTTGGAGTCACATCCTTCTTGCACTTGGTGCAATACAACTCCTTTGAACTCTTCTTACCCTTGTTCTTTTCCTTGACTTCCAGTGCCTGCGCTTCGGCTTCTTCCTGCATCTTTTGCTTGTTCAACACCTTGGCAGCTTCGCCAAACATGTCGTATGCACGGTAGACCGATTCAACGGCTTCACGCACGGGGCGGGAGTCAAGAGTCTTGGTTACCTTCTTGATTTCGAGGTACAGAGCCTTGAGGTCATCGCCAGCCTTCTCAACCTTCTTAAGTGCAGTACCTGTGCTCATGTCCTCAGCGAACTTGGTGACAAGTTCAGTCGCGGGAATCTTGATGCCGGTGTTGTCGTCAATCTCCGCGTGGGCCTTGGCTACTTCAGGAGTGCGACCCCCGTCTTCAACGATGCTCCCGGTCTCGCCGTCGTTTACGAAAGAACCACCCTGATTGGAAGCTTCCTTCTTCTTGCCGTCCTCATCCTCTTCCTTCTTCTTACGCTTCATGTCATCGGCGAAAGGATTCTTGCGACGGTCAGCAGCAACATGGCTGTCTGCTTCCTCCTCTTCTTCCTCAGCACTGGCCAAGTTCAAGCCAGCGAATGAAGCGGCCATCGGCATAGGAGCAGCAGCCGCTGGAGCAGCAGCCGGTTCAGGGGCTTCCTGTTCAACAGGACGGTCAGCGATAATCTTGGCGATAGCACCAATAAACCGATTCGCTGCCTTGTCGTTCATGAGGTCTTCCGCAGTGGACAGAGCCTTCAGCATCTTAGCGAGAACATCGCTGGACAACTGCTGGATGTCTGCATCTGGATTAGAGGCGGCTGGTGCAGGAGCCTTGGCAGGTACAGCAACTGGAGCAGCCTTCTTGCCGTAGAACAACTCAGCCGTAATCTTTGAAGCGAGACGAGGAACTTCAGCCAGTACAGGCTCTTCCGGCTTTCCGTCAACGCGGTCGGAGACCCAGTTGTCGCTACCAGAAGCTTCCTTTACTTCTTTCGGTTCGCCATCGTTCTCCCTGTCCGTAACCCAGTTGTCACTGCCAGAGGCTGCGCGAGGAGCGGGAGTGAAAGTTTGCTCATTCTTCATTTCAACATTCCTATCGGGCGAGTTGCCCATGGTTTCTGAAGGTGTCCCGTCGCCTTTGAGCTTGGCAATCAAGTTCACATTCTCAGAAATTTTTGTCGCCATCTCTGGCATTACGGTGTCGTCCAAGTAATCTTCCAGAGAGGATGCACCTTCTTGCCGCATATCCAAGGGAGCCTTGTTCAGCACACTGGTTAGAAAACTGATGGCGTCATCA